GTAAAAGCTTTTAAGTCTTTTTGAGAAGCATCTATCTTCTGTGTCTGTACTAAAGACTGGAACTTGTTAAAAGATAAAGTTTGATCACCTACTACCTTTTTACCGTTCTGATAATACAATTTAAGTAATTTTAAATTGAGCTCCAACTGTTTAAACTTAGGAGTCTGTAGTAATTTTTTAGTCTCTTCGTAGCTACCTAGAGTATAGAAAGCATCAAAGCCAACTCCAATCAAAACAATCAACTCAAGGAAGATTGTTATAAAGAGGAACGCAGTTGAGTTTTCTGTATTCTTATCTATAGCAGTATTTGCTTTGATTTGTGTTTTTGCTTCAAGCTGTTGAATTTTAGTATCTTTTGCTTGCTGTAATGCGTTAACGATTGAATCTTTATAAATCCTATCAGCCTTTCTGCTTCCAGGTTGACTACGGTAATAGGCAATTTCTTTATCGTAATACTTTGCTACAGAATCTTGCTTTTGAGTTGTAGTAGAGTCTACTGCTACAGCTATTGTTTCTGAATTATCAACAAGTCTATGTGCACCTTTGATAGATAAGTAAAAGCTACCTGCTATTAAAAAACAGCAAATCATACCAGCTACAAATATTCCGCCTGTTATTTTCTTAACCTGTAATGTAGTTATAAAGAATTGCTCTAATGTAAATCTCTTTGTTAATTCATATCCTGTTAAGAACAGGGCAACGAAGATAGTAAAGAACATATCTTGAAAAGGAAACAGAGCGGGTATAGAGTTTGTAACAGACTTAACAAAAAAGTATCCGAAGTAAATTAAAAAGATATTACCTAAGAAAGAAAAGTAGTACAAAATTCTATCGAGAGTTAGGTAATTCTGTTCTAACTTAAAAACTTCTAGTTTTAATTTAAGCTTATTAAATTTATCTATTTTCATATTATAATTCTTCTATTATACCTAGTATTTCAGCGACTATAAAAAAGCATCCTGCTGTCACTACTTCCTCTGACATTAAAGCAATGCCTGCTACAATACGTAGTACTGATTTGAATACGCTAATTCTGAAATGCCAGTTTGTATGTGATTCTTTTTCTTGCATATTTTAATTTTAAAACCCTAACTCATAGGTAGAAGGCTCTTCTTTTCTTTGTTTATCGTTTTGCCATTGTCCATCATATAATTCAGCTACCTCCTCACACTTATGGAAGTATATTTGAGCTACTCTAGCATCTTCTTCAATAAAGATAGTCTCATTTACTCTCATTACACAACCCATAAATTCAGTTTCAAATCCTGGATCGAATACAGATGAATGAATAATAGTACCGTTTCTTAATAGAGAAGATCTCTGTCTAATTAAGCCTACATAATCGGCAGGTAATTTACATCCTTCCCAGAAGGTAATTTCATAGGTACCAGGATATAATAACCATCCCATATTACCGTCTAACTGCACTTTCTTAGTCTCAGTATAGACTGCTAAATTAGTTTGATTTTTTAATACTATTCCAAACTTATCTTGAGGGTTCTGTCTAATCTGTTTAACTGTCTGTAAAGATAAATCATACCCTACTTGAGCTTTTTTACCTTTAGAGTTTTCTAATTTAAGTAGACCCTTTTCTACTATTTGATCTGCATTTAACATAACTATTTTTTCTTTTTTGTATATGGAAACATCCTATTTAAAATATTCTTTCTTCTAGTACAACCGCAGTCTTCATACCCAAGCATATGAGCAATCTTATCTGCTAGTCTATCAATATAGAAAAACTTTAGCACTTTAGCAACTGTATCTCCTAGTCCTTGTGATTTCATAATTTATTATTTACGCGGATATCCTTTTACAAATTCGTAAAATTCTAATCTAGCTGAATCTTCGTTTAAGAAAGAGCCGCTTAATTTAGATGTCTTCATGCTAGCACCTTGATGCTTAACTCCTCTACAGCTTACACAGTTATGAGTAGCTTCAATCATTACTGCAACTCCTATATTATTTTCACAGATTTGATTTACTGCATTGTGAATAGCTACAGTTAATTGCTCTTGAATTGCGCCTCTTCTACTAAAATGCTCTACTATACGATTTAATTTACTTAAACCTACTACTCTACCTTCTAAAGTAGGAATATAAGCAATATGACATAAACCGTTAATAGTCTGATGATGGTGAGAACACATACTCGTAATAGGAATACCTCCTTCGAATACTACGCCGTCATAGCCATCGCTTGGAAAGCTCGTAACAGAGTCTAATGGCTCATACCTACCTTTCCATAAGTCATTTACGTAAGCCTTAGCTACTCTTCTTGGAGTATTAGAACTATTAGGATCGTTCTCCCAGTCTACACCTAATGCAGTTAAAAACTTACCGTAATGCACAGTAGCTTCTTCAATGATAGCTAACTTTTGCTTATCGCTTAAAGAGTACTGTCCATTCTTAATAGCATCTCTTAAATAAGTGCTAATACCGTTAGCAAAGCCTGGTTGAGCTAATTCTAAGTTCTCAATGTCTATGTGTTTATCTCTATTCATATTGTATATTATAAGTATTTTGAAATTTGCTCTAAACGTTCTTCTACCGTACCTGTTAAAGTTACGACTTTTTCTGCAGGGATATACTCTGCTATAAACTTTTGTATAATTCCGTCGATCTTAATTTGTAACTCAGCACTTAATCTATCTGGATCATCTACAAAGTCAAACTCGATAGGAATATAAAAGAAGTACTCTACTTGATCCTTAGTCTTTTCGAATAATTCTCTAATCTCATCGATATTAACACTAGGTGTTAAGATTCGTGAATAGATAATACAGTCAACTAAGCTACGAGTACTAATTACATTTTTATGAGTTAAATAATTTTGGTAAGCCCAAGCAGATAGCTCATTAATTGCATACTGCTTCTCGTCGTTAGTTAACTCTAACATCTTACCAATCTTAATTACAGGACGAGAGAACCCGTCAGTTACATAATAATCAGGAAATCTGGTAGATACCTCTTTTAGTAAGGTAGTTTTACCAGTTCCATGAGATCCTATTAATATTTTCATAAGTGTCTTTTAGTAAAGATAACTACTTTTTATCAGACTTCCAATAATCTTCAAAGAAATATTGCCAAGAAAGTAAAGAAGTTTCTCGTAGTAAAGCATAAGCTTCGTCTACAGTATTTGCTGTATTTTTTATAGATACAGCAGAAACTACTTCTCCAGCATCTAACTCTGGAATACATTCGTGAATCACAGATCCACAAAGCGGATACTTTTCCTGATTTCCAGCAATATCTTCTTGCTTATTAAATCCTTTTAATTCTGAGTAAAGGGTAATTAAAGCTGGATGTCCGTTATAGATCTTACCTGTAAAGTGCGGAAAGAATCCTTCTGGTACTATTCTTAAAAATCCATGTAAAGTAATTAACTCTTTTTCTAATAGTCCTGATCTCAAATATTGATCTAAAGTAGGCTTATTAGGAAGTACTACTATCTCTACATTGTTTTTCCCAAAGATTCTCATATTCTTTTCGGAAATACTAGTAACTCTATTGGTTACAACTAAACTAGGGAGAATCCCAAGCTTTTCACTAATAGCTATTACTTCAGAACCTGTCTGAGATACTAGTACTCCCCAATTGCTTAATACTTTCATTATTGGCCCATTGCTTTTTTAGTATAATAACCTGTATCGATCAATGCACGTGGAATTAATTCTTCTCTAGTTGCACGAACAGGATTGATATCTAATGAACCACGTCTTGCATATAGTAACATTACTACGCAATCTTTAACTTCAGGATGCTTTGTAACAGCTGTAAATAACTTCTCGCTACAGAATTCATGAAACTCATTTACTTCACGTAATGCAATTACTTCTTTCAAAAGACCTTGTAAATCTACACGTCCTTTCTTAGTAGTAATATGGAAATAAGCAGCTCCTGTATCTTTTTGCTTTGTATGTCTACATCTTGATCTCAAGATACCAGTCATTACAGAGATATCGTCAGACGCTTCAGCAGGTATAATAGTAAAGTGATTTTCTTTACCGGAGTAATCGGTAATTTCCATCTCTTCTAATTTCTTATTACCTACCATACGAAATAAATCGTAGTAACCTTCTCCTGGATCACCTTCGAACATTAATTGCTCTCCTTCTCTAAAAAATGATACTCCTACTTCTTTACCAATACATGCACTGATGTCTTTCTTTACTTGATTTTCATAATTCTCAACAGCTTCAACAATCGTATCGCCCATCTTACACATATCGAATGTATTAAGATATAACTTAAACGATTTTGATTCTACCATAAATTCTGAATCAGCAGGACATACTATTTTTAACGTACCTGCGATAGGTAAGCCGTTATTTAATAAAAAAGTTGCTTCGTGACAATGCCACGTATCATAACCTACAAATTCATTTCCTTTAATACCCCAATCCCCGCGAGCTAATGCTCTTGGCATAGGATTTAATTGACTTGGATCAAAGGTGTCTGTATAGACTGCGTATGAGTTAGCTGACCCTAAGGTTTTTGCAGCCACTTCTGACATATTACTTGCTGACATAGCTTCTAAATGTTTTTATATTTTTAAAGATAAGGTTTATTTGTTCTTTTGTTAATTCAATATCTAAATTATCTGCTAATTTAGCTTTTGGTTTAGGTACAGTTAAGCCATGAGGTCCTAATTCATTACCCGCCCAACCGTTAATAACAGGTGAGCTAGTATCTAGAGAATAGATAAGACCCCCAAGTACATTAGTAAGAGAGTTAAGTAATATAAACTCTACTGGATTCTGACATCCTAATAAATGAAATTTAGGCTTACCAATCCCCATATTGAATCTATTTGCATACCACCAGTTTAAGAATCTAAATCTCACTGTTACGTAATCTGAATTCTCAACTAAGTCGAAAGGTAATGCTATAATGTCTACTCTCTCACTTAGGTAGTAGTCGATACAATCTGCAATCTGTTCGAAAGTATCTCCTTGACATACACCGATATACTCTTGTTCTTCTACTTTATAGTTCGCTAAATATTCTTTAGCATTACTTAAAGTTTGATCATAGTTATTAACTACATCAGGAAGTACGAGATGGGTAGGTTTATATTCCTTACCCAACTCATAAAGCTCTTCCATTGGTATAGATCTACCTAATTCAAATGCTGAATTATCTAATATAGAGTACTCTGCTGTTTTGAGCTTTTCTTTATAAAAGTCAGCATATTCTGTATCTAAGCTTAATAAATGACCTAACACGTAAGGATAATCGCTTACCTCATCATGACGGTCAAATAAAGCTTTTGGTATTTCGTGTGAAATTAAAGGCATAATTTATTTTTTATATTCTGATAATACTTTCTCTACTTGGTTCTTTGCAAATTGCCAGCTAACAGGACCTGTTTCGTCTGCATACTCTACCGGATCAGGACGACCTAATTTAATAAATGCTTCAATACGTTCTACTGATGCTGCTGATTTATAATCAGAGTACCAAACGCCTGCATGCTGCATTGGCTTATAAGATGTATTAGTACGTTTATATACTTCATCAAAGTCTAAACCTAATGCTTCACATGCTCTTAAACCATCTTCTAATATCTCAAACTTAGTTACTTCTAAGTAAGGAGTATAAACTGATACTAAGTCAGTATCCCAGTTCCCTATTCTAAATGCTTCGAAATCTGCATCTCTAAATTCTTGACGACAGTCAGGGTAGATAGCGTGATCTCCTGCGTGAATACCCATTGCAATAGCTATAGGCTGTCCTACAGTACAATCATCTCCAATATTATTAGTAGCAATCGATAATGCTGCTGCTTGAATTAAAGATGAAAATATTTTATTACGATTAGGTACAACAGTTGCTTTCATATTATCCTGTTCGTAATGTCCTTCTGGTACATCTGCACCGCCTGTTACTAAAGCTGAGTTCAATAACTGTTGTAATCCATCTAATTTAATAACCTGGTACTTTACTT